CCGTAACTTACCCTAATCTTATTAACCTATTCCCATCTCCACATAACCCTGAAGGTTGGTATGGGGCAACCACTGATCCAGATGGGACTATCACCAACACAGCTCTATCAAATCCTAGTGGTCAGCCCTCTGTAGGTTTAGTTGAACAGACCTCTCTAACGGAGTTCTTTAGACCCCTATCGACACAGGATGCACCTATAAGTGCCCTATCCGGTGAGACATACTGCCTATCTGTAGTAGCTAGGAGTCTTAATAAAGATTCCAATCTATTATTTATATTCGAGGGAGCTACGGACAAGCAACTGAGAATAAACATAAATACTGGAACTGTAGGGTTTATCTCCTCTGGTATTGATCATAGTTATCAAGATCTAGGTAATGGGTTCTCGTTAATCCAAGTTAGGTACACACTGACAGCTAACGAGCCAACGTTTGTTGGCAGAGTCTCCTTACTCAATGATGATAATGGATCTAATACAAGAGCTGACGCTGGTGATCAGATTTATATGCAATCAGCCTTCTTTGGAATATCAAATGATTTCCCTTCAAAGGTATCTGATGGCACAGACAAGCCCGTGAAACTACATGAGCACTATCCCGCAGATATCCACGTAGAGGTTCAGGATAATGAGAGTTCAGCCCTCCATGCACTTCTATCTGAGATCTCTTCAGCGGGTGTAACAAGGACTATGACTTTCATACCTGAAGCTGGTGACCCACTAGCTCCTGTAGAGTTAGAAATCCTTAGAAGATTCCTTATCACCAACACAGGTGATCAAATAGTCACAGATGACGGGGTAGGGAATAAATCAAATTTAATCGTATCTAATATCGTTGACTCTGTTGGGAATGTCTCAATGGGCTACCTAGCCGAGCTTGACCCTTCAGAGGGTGATGAGTACAACGTTTTAGCAGAAACTTTAAGGGTGTGATAGATCACCCTTCCACTATTTTAAGGAGACATTCTGATGGCAGATGTTGAATTACCAGACTTACCCGCCGTTGTCACAATTGCAGACTCTGATCTTCTTCATATACGGCAAGGTATAGAGGATAAAAAATCAACGGTGGCTACCCTAGAGGTCCACCTTGATACGAAATATCTAAGGCAGGATGATAACCTAGCCTCTTTAGATAATGATGCTACAGCTAGGGCTAACCTAGGTGTCCTAAGTGAGTCAGAAGGTGATGCTAAGTACTTAGAGGAACTTAACAACCTATCCGACCTAACCAACGTAACAGTTGCACGTAATAACCTTGGCCTTGGATCCCTAGCAACTCAGAATGAGGGAACTGGTGGAGCTGACTTTAGAGATAATGATGCAAACGATGCAAGGTTCCTTCTTGAGGCTAATAACCTTAGTGACCTGACAAATACTGCAACCGCTAGGACAAACCTAGATGTATACAGTAAGTCCGAAGGTGATGCGAGGTATTTACTTGAAGCTAATAACTTGAGTGATCTTACAAATGTGGTGACTGCAAGGTCAAATCTTGGATTAGGCACAGCGGCGGTTGTTAACACAGGGACAGGAGCAAGCGATGTTCCTACAACATCTCAGGCAGATGCGAGATATTTACTTGAGTCCAATAACCTGTCTGATGTTACCAATCCAGCAACTGCTTATAATAACATCAAGCAGCCAGCGACAACATCCTCCATTGGTGCTGTTGAGAAAGCTACACCTGAGGAGATGGCAGACGGAGCCCCTGATAAATTCCCAGATGCAGCTACCATAAATGATTTCGTAGATACAAGGGTTCGAGATTGGACGACAGTTGATATGAAGAACCCTACCCTTCATTCACAAGGTAGGATGAACTTCATAACTGATCTAATCTCGTGGGGTTTTGTATTTTTCAATAAGGGTCAAGATGCTATTGTATTTGGCAGACTATCCTCTTCAAGTAGTGTGTTCTATTTCTGGGAGGTATCCCTAGGGACTTCTTACGACTTGTCTACTAGCACATTGACTCAGACATATCAGATACTTAACTCATCATCATCTATGGACCGTTTACTCTACAAGCCAGACGGAACTAAGTTATATGTCATGGCTCAATCATTCATCTATCAATATGACTTATCAACCCCATGGGATATATCGACTATAACAGAAAATGGTATTGAATCTGTTGGGGTAAACGATCTAAGTGGGATGAACTTCAACGAGGACGGTACGCGTCTCTATTCAATTGGTACACAATCAGCATTAGAACAATTATCAGAATGCACACTGTCTACGCCTTGGGATATTAATACAATAGGTACTCCCACTCTGCTTAATTTAGAGTCAGGAATAGTTGGGTACACTTGTGATAATGCTGATGACGTTACTGTGACTAATAGAGGGGGTTATCTGTATATCTACATACACGGTAAAGCTGAATTGGTAAGTTCTAGTACAAACACTGAATGGGGTGTAACTGAGATGCAGATATTTAACCCCACCTTGAGCGGAGCTGGTTCACCTAATGAGATTATCCACACCGTACAGAGGTATAAGACAGGATCTTCGAGCCTACTGGAGACATTCGACCCCATAGCTGGATTAGCCTATGCTACGAATGGATCTTTATTTACGCTATACAGCATACTTAAACCTTATCCGTATATTATTGGGAGTTAGATAAATGGCATTACCTCCAACATTATTACCTGAATGGGCATCACAAGATCAGGATGACCCAGTAACAGGTGCACCGAACAAGGTAGAACCAACAGCCTCTTTCAAGCTGTCAGGTGTAAATAGAAACGAAGCACTGATCAGGCCCTATCTAAACTACGAGCTAGACCTCATCTCAGACTGGATTGAATTCTTTCGGGACTCTGACCTATCAGGAACAGAGAGTACAGTTTCAAGCCAAGCAGTGGTAACAATACCCGATCAAGGGAACACAACCTATCAAGTTCTGGTAACCCCTAAGTCCAATCTTGGAAGTGTGTGGGTAACCAATGATAGCTCAACTCAATTCACAATCAATGTCTCTTCTGGAGATGGAACTGTAGATTGGTTAGTCAAAAATAAACTATAAGGAATACAGTGACATGGTTGACGGAGATGGCAATCAACTAGCTGAGGTATTCGTAGGGTTTCTTTCTATTCTTCTAGCCACCCTTGCTGGGTGGTTCTCTTGGGAGAAAAAGAAGACAAGGGAAACTATTGAAGATCACTCCGCTAGGATCACTAAGCTAGAGGCTGAAGCTATGACAGAGGCTAGAACTAGAGAGATGATACAGGATAATTTAGATCCTCTTAAAGAAGATATGAG